AATGGAGAGCTTGTCATCAATGACTGGTATGACAAAGGTGGTGGAGGTTCTACAGCAGACGTTCAAACAACCGCAGGTGTGGGCCAAGAATTTGAGATGTGGTACTACGAAAACGGCGGTGGAGCTCATGTTGCCTTGCTGCGTTACACCGATGCTGGTACTTGGCAGGTAGTGCCTGGTTCTGAATTTACTCAATCAACCGCAACTCAAGCTCAACTAAATACTCTTTCTCAAGCTCAGACAACTCTTACTCAAGAGCAGCAGACACTTTCAACACTGCAGACTACGCAGCAAACAGCGACTCAGACTTTGAGCACTGCTCAAACAACTTTGACTACCGCTGAGACCACTGCGACTACAGCAACTCAGAATGAGACAACTCAAATTCAACAAGCTCAAGTTGCAGAGCAAACCGCTGTTACTATGACAGCAATAGCTGTAAATAAAGTTTCAGCAGCTGAGTCCTCAGTTACAACACTTAGTGCTGTAGTTGCTCAAGAGGTTATAAACCAGACTCCCACTCCTCCAGCTCCTCCGACTCCTCAGCCAGAGCCAGAGAATCCTCCAATCGACCCAACTCCAGAACCTGAACCAGAATCAGAACCGCAGCCGCAGCCACAGCCAGAGCCCCAACCAGAGCCGCAGCCAGAACCACCAGTAGAGCCTGAACCAGAGACACAGCCAGAACCTACTCCCGAACCCCAACCTGAACCTGAGCCTGAGCCAGAACCCGAGCCTCAACCCGAGCCCTTACCTGAGCCAGCTCCTGAGCCTGAGCCACAGCCCGAGCCAACACCTGAACCTGAGCCAGAGCCAACCCCAGAGCCAGAGCCAGAGCCCCAACCTGAGCCTGAACCGACTCCTGAGCCAGAACCAGAAGTCCAGCCAGAACCAGAACCAGAAGTTGTACCTGAGCCAGAACCAGAATCATCATCGGACAATGATAGTTCAGAAGAAGTTATTGATGATGCTCTTTCTGATGGAAAGTTGACTGAAGAAGAAAAAGCAGAAATTGTTGATGCGATTTTGGAGGAGCTAGCTCCTGGAGAAGCTGTAACTTCAGAACAACTTGAGGAAGCTGGCATCAGCTACGAAGACTTGCCTCCAGAAACTCCAGTCGAAACAAGAACTGACGAGGATGGCAACCCAGTTATAATAACTGCAGAGGTTGCTGCCGCTTTGGTCTTGCTGGAAAACCCAGCAGAACTTCTTTCAGCAGTATTTACCGACCCAGGTCAAGCTCTTACTGCCATCGCCAATATCGGTGCAGATATGAGCCCAGAAGAGCGCGAAGAAGCAGAAAAGATGGTTGTGGCAACTGTTGTTGCCGCAGGAGCTGCAATCAATGCAGCCGCCACCGCTGCTGCTGGTGCTGCTGGCGGTGGAAGTTCTTCTAGCGGAGGCTCATCGTCCCCCCGTGGTGGTGGAGATGGTGGCGCACCTGTTGGAAAAGAAGGCGGAACTCGCAAACCAAAAGCGAGAGGTCGCAAACCAAAGACTAAAACAGCTCGAACAAGGAAGGTGAAATAATGAAAGACTTTTTCCGAGATGTGTTAGACCAACTCTGGACCCTTCTAGGCATGTTCGTTGCTTGGATTGTTCTTGACGGCTCTGCCAAGACCGTGGTTGGCTATGCAATCCTCTGGTCAGTAGTCGTTTGGGTGTTGACATATCCTGTCAGAAACCCTAAAGATCAGGAAGATTAAATTCTCTTTTAGGCGTTGACTTTGGCTCTTGTCTATGATAAGTTATATCTCGGACACAGCGCTGGGACTCAACGACACAGATGGAGAGAATTATGAGTCAACAGCTTGTAGAAGAGTATGCCTCGAAGATTGAGCCTCTTCTGCCATTGGCAAAGAAAGCATACGGCTCAAAGAGCCAGAACACACCAGCCCACGAAGCAAGTCGTGAATACACTCGACTTCTTGCTGAATTCCAAAGCAAGGGCGGAAGTCTTCCTATGCTTGCCAAGAAGCTCAATGTTGCATACGCAGGCGTTCGCCGTCGAGTCGTTATGAGTGATGTAACTGTTTCGGCAGTTCGTCCCAAGACACGACTTAAGGAGCAGGACATCCAATCCGCAGCCAAGCGAGTTCTCGCTGCTAAGGAAAAAGATGTGGATGCATACCACGACCAGCTTGCTGTCGAATACAAAAACGGAATTTCGCTCTCAAATCTTGCAAAGGAAATGAATTTGAGCTCCGCTGCCCCGTTGTACTATGGGGTTCAGAGAAGTATTCAGCGCAATCAGTAAAAGGAATTCACATGGGTAAGAGCTTGATGGAGCAGATTGCTCGCTTACCCAAAGAAGAACAGATGGCTGCTTTGGCTGGCCTCAACATGGAAGTAGTCCAATGGGACTGGTCCATGTGGGCCAGACCAGAGCAACGTCCACCAGACTCGACAGACTGGAGCATATGGCTCTATCTGGCGGGGCGCGGTGCGGGCAAAACAAGAAGCGCTGCGGAGTGGGTCCGGGAAAAAGCTAAATACACTAACCAAGGACAGCTTCGGTTCGCTCTGGTTGCCCGCACCGCTGCAGACGTTCGTGACGTAATCGTCGAAGGTGAATCGGGGATTATGAACGTCTCAGCACCTAGCGAACGTCCGCATTACGAACCATCTAAACGAAGACTTACATGGCCTAACGGCAACACCGCAACTTTGTTTACCGCTGACGAACCAGATGGTCTTCGTGGTCCTCAGTGTCATTACGCATGGGCTGACGAGTTGGCTGCATGGCGACAAACACCAGATGCTGCTGGCATGACTTCTTGGGACAACCTTCGAGTATCAGCTCGTCTTGGTGCACATCCGCAAATTATTGCGACCACTACTCCAAAGCGTGTTCCGATTCTTTATCAACTAATTGAAGAATCTAAATCTGGTCGAGTCATTATTTCCAAAGGTTCGACATTAGATAACGCAGGAAACTTGTCCGAGGCTTATCTTCAAGCGATTACTGGAGTATATGAAGGCACTCGTCTTGCTGCACAAGAACTCTACGGTGAAATGCTTGACGATGTTGAGGGCGCTTTGTGGGTCATGGAGATGATTGAGAAAGCTCGACAAGGCGTTCTCCCTCCGCAGGCTCCGCTAAGGTGTATCGGAGTTGACCCTTCAGTAGCCGAGAATCCGAGGGATGAATGTGGAATTGTGGTATGCGCTTCTACTGCCGATAGGGATTTGTATAAACGTCATGCTTGGGTTTTGGAAGACGCGACAGTACACGGGTCGCCAGAAGTTTGGGCAAGTAAAGTCGTCGAAATGGCAAGACGATGGGGAGCACCAGTAGTTGCTGAAGTAAACCAAGGCGGTGCTTTGGTTCGCAGTGCGATTAACTCAATCGACCCAAATGTCAAAGTTTTGGAAGTGCACTCAAAACATGGTAAAGCACTTCGCGCTGAGCCAATCGTTCTTGCTTACGAGCAAGAGAGGGTTCATCACATAGGTTATCTAGCGGAGCTTGAGTCTCAGATGACTTCTTGGATTCCAGAAGAGACCAAAAAATCCCCAGACCGTGTTGATGCTCTGGTTCACGCAATGACGGCACTCCTTGTAAAACCACCTGCTGGTTTTGTAGGAGGAAAGCTTACTGCCAAGTCCCCAGCCTCAAGAAGGCTTCCTTCACACAGGCCAAAGGGTGGCGGTGGAGGAAGAGTCTTTACTGCTCGTTAACGAGCAAATCTCATAGCGTTGCCCCAGTCAATGTCTTGTGACTGAACAACACGAGGAATCAAAACAATATCGTGAACTACTGCTCGTGAACCAGTTCCCTCGACTCGAAGCTGTCTTTCAACAAGCTTTCTGTGGAAAGCAATCTGAGTCATAGGACGCTCACCACGTTCATCAGACCAAACTCGATAGACACCGTATAGGTCTTTGACACGAGTTGCTGTTCCTTCGTTTTCTTGAGTTTCTTCGCTCAAGAAAATACCGATTCTGTCTTCGTTCTTTCGATACACATCAGCAGACTCAGCAACTTGTGAACACCAACCAAGTGCGTCACGAGCTGAAGAACCAAGAACTTTGATTGCTCCCTCAACAGCCCAAGAAAGAACTGCTGGTAATGCACCCTCTGGGTCAAAGATGTAGTCCTTGAGTTCTGGGTCTGGATTCTCTGGAACACGGAGGAATGGAATTGGTCGAATACGACGCCACATCGCATCATCAGTAATAATCGGTCTGTGGTTAGTGGAGACCCAAAGCTTCGCTTGTGATTGGAAAGTAAATGGTTGTTCGCCTGGTGAACGAGCTGAGATTTCAGAAGAACCAGTCAACTTCTTAACAGAGTTTTCTTTCATGCGCTCTGAGTCTGGAAGTTCGTCAACCCAAACAATACGACGACCACGCAACTGCGCCCAGTGATACAGATCAGACCCATGCGCTTGACCATCTCCTTGAGCAAGAACGCTTGAGTCAAGAGGCCATGCGTATTGAGCAGTTCCCATAGCTTTAACAAGTGCTTCAACAAAAGTGTTCTTACCTGAACCCGCAGGTCCGTAAACCAAAAACATAATGTCGTACTTGCTAGAACCAGTGAGTGAATAACCAGCAGCACGTTGTAACCAGTCTTGGAACTCTTTGTCTCCACCAGTAGCAAACTCAAGGAACTGTTCCCATCGAACATTTCTGTGACCGCGAGTGTATGTAACTGGAGCACGACGAGTGATGTGCAAATCTGGACGACCTTTGAGAAGCTCTCCTGTTCTCAAATCAATCACTCCGTTGAGACAACCGAGAAGATTCTCATCGTTATCCCAAACTTGAACAGGTACTTCTACACGAGGGTCTGACTTAGCGCTGTCGATAGCGCCACGAAGTCTTCCGTTGGAACGAGATTGATGAGCCCAACGAATTACATCGGCATGTTGTGATTCTGGGTAGTTGGCAACTTCTGAGGAAATGATTGGAGCAATCTTCTTGGAAAGTTCTTGTACTTCCAAATCTTCACGGTCTGGTTTCCAGTAACCCTCTTTCCAAACAAACCAACCAAGACCAGTTGTGTAACGAATGCCAGAACCAAAAGTGTCTACAAGACGACGACCGTTACCAGTGTCGGAAAGAGAACGACGACCTTCATCTCCACCATCCTGAGGATTAAGAGCGTCTGGGTCTTTTGGAACATCCATGTTTGAAATAGATGTTGCATCGTGGATTGAGTCTCCATCTTCGATAGCAGACATAACCGAACCACGAAGTGTGCCGGGATAGTAATTCTCTGTAGGAGGTTTGACTACACCAACAATTGGTGTTGGCTCTTCTTGCTGAGGTTGTGGAGCAAGTTTTTGCGCTCTGCTTTTCATCCACTCTGCAGTCTCTGGAGAAATCAAAGCAATCTTTGGATTGTTTGCAACAAAATCAATAGCACGGTGAACGTGGTGAAGAAGTCCGTTAGTTCCTTCAATGTGGAGAGGGGGAACAATCTTTGTAGCGTTGAATCGGAGCATTTCAGATTCAATCATTTGACGACTCATGTCGTCTGTGCCGTACTTGTTTGCAAGAGCACATGCAAGTTTGTAGACATCTACAGCACGAGAACCCTCTTGGATTCCTTCTTCCATAATCTTGGTGACATCGACTTTTTCATATTCGATGCTGTCCCAAGTTCCTTCTCCAAGAGAGAAGTTTGTTCGTCTGTTTCTTTTACGCAGAGCGCTCAACAGTTCTTCTGGAGCTTCTGCCATTTCCATTTCCCATGGCGCATGGCCGGGAACCCATTCGTAGTCAACTCCTGAGAAGTGTCGGCTTGGGGCAATCAGCACATAACCGTTGTGCTTGATGTCAATTCCTTTGAGACCCATCTTTACCAAGTTGCCGATGAGACCTTCTGACTCGTCGCAACGATAAAAAATGTGACGACCACGAAGTGCTTTGCCATTTGCAGATGTGTAGACACCAGTAATTGCTTCAACTGTTGGAGGAAGAGCTCCTTCGACTATCTCTTCAAACTTGTCAAAAGATTCTGGTCCACCAGAACGTGGGTCAATGTCG